AGGGGTTAGCTTGCGCTAACCCCTTGAAAAATATGGTGGCTACACCGGGACTTGAACCTGGGACATCAGCATTATGAAT